CAAAATTCAACGGATCGCTCGCGAACGCAAGCCTAACTAATGTCAATTTACCAAGTTAAAGGAGTGTCCCCCGGGACGCTTTCTGCGCCAGAAGGAGAGAGTGCTCTCCCCATCAATAAAGTTAATGATGAGGAATCGAACCTTACCCCAAAGTCCTTGGTGGTGGAGGAAAATGAATTAATGATCTCCCATGCCAAACACTACTTGAAAATCTTCCAAGTGTCATTTGGTTACCTCGAACATCTCTTAAGTGAGAGTTCCAAATATGAGGCAAGAAATCAGTTCTTAAAAAATGTTGTTGCACACTGGCAATCGCTCAGACTGCAGTCGATCGAGAAGTCGCTTAAGTATCTAAATGCGGCCCTATTCTCTCTCTGCACTGATCAGGAGCTACCTAAGTGCCCGGATCCCGGAAATAAACCATACCAGTACTTCACTGGCTCAGTACGAGTCTTCGTAAAGAGCATTGTGAGAAGTACTTTGCAGCGAGTTCAGAGTAAATCTGAACATCGACGCCGCAACGGTTACTCCCGAGCCCAAGACCTTTTGTATGCAAAGAAGGGATCCCCAGTTGTTTCGGAAACAATGAAGGCTAGCTCTCAGCAGAGCCACAAAGTTGCCCTTACCGAAAACAAAACAGGCTACGAATCAACCTCAATGAAGAGGGATTCCGATGCCGTTCTTGCCTTAAAAGCTGAGATTAAAAATATTTGTAAGGATGTTTTTGGTCATAAAGCTTTTCAATTTAAACACACAGCAAAAATGCCGAGTTTCAACGCCTGCACCACAGGGGCAGTTGGAGAATTCGCTGCCAAGAGCAGCTCGATGGCTTCACAGGTGTTTCGTAAATTTAAAATAACAGAAAAAGTTCTTAAAATGTCTTATCATCCACGTACAGGTGTGATGGAACGCTATGTTCCCTCATTTACCCCCGTTATGGAATTGAAAGATGAGATAATGGCAAAACCAGCATTCATTCTCGAGCCCTTAAAGGTAAGGCCGATCATGATGGGTCCTGCAGAGGAATACTTTTGGTTACTACAGACTCAAAGTTATCTTTGGAACTCGTTAGCCCGGTTTGATACTTTCAAACTCATCAAGAATCCAGTCAGTGGCGAGATTCTAAGGAACGGTCTTCTTCGGAAGATCGCTCTCTTAGAACAGTCACTGCCAGGGTTCAAGGGTGAGTGGAAGTTTCATTCCGGAGACTATGCGAGTGCCACCGACAACTTTAAACTGTTTTGGTCCAAGTTCATCTGGGACTCAATTTGTGAAGACGGTAAGATACCTAATTGGCTTCGTAGAATTGGAGTGAAGTGCTTAGTTGCACACAAAATTGTCTACAGTGAGGATGATGGAGTGGACATTCGCCAACAGGTGAATGGGCAGTCCATGGGTTCTCCTATCTCATTTCCGGTGCTTTGCGTGCTGAACGCTGCTCTCTGCAGTGTCGCATTCAAGCAAGCACACTTTCCCTCCGAACCCTTGATTGGGACGGAGACCTCTAAATCTTGGGCAGACCTTGCCCAGGAAGAGGAGGAACGGGATAGACTCTCTTTACCTTTAAGTAGGATAAGATGGAGTAAACTGCCCATCGTGGTTAATGGTGATGACTGTCTAAATGCTTTCACTCAGGGCGCAAAGGCCCGGTGGGAGTATTTGGCTGATTTCTCCGGACTTACCCCTTCAGTGGGGAAGACCTATTATTCCGACAAATTCTTTGTCATTAACTCTCAGCTCTATATGCCGACCCGTTTGTCCGGGGTCTACGACCTTGAAATCGTTCCCTATCTGAATTATGCACTACTTTCCTCCCGCTCTGCAAGAGGGTCCGAGCCACGCGAGTGGTTCGACCTTCCGGCAATGTTGCAGGAATGGTATAAGTGTTGCACTGGTTCAGGTAGAAAGACACGAGTTCAAGCGTTGCAGATCTTCATCCACTACCATATGAAGCGCCTTCAACAGGTGCCTCATTCGATGGGGTGGTTTGTTCCGCAAGACTTAGGCGGGCTAGGCTTGGAGCCTGATGGAGAAACTAAGATAAAGATTAATAGAAAACAAAAACAATTGGCTACCTATCTGCTAAACAATCCTGAACAGCGGGTCCAGCTTTCTGGCCCTCGGTTGGACGTTTGCCCCTTCGCTACTCACGTGAGCTCTCTGCTCCGTTCTGAGTGGGCTGGGGAGGAATGTCTTGACTTAAAGGTTAAGGATGTGGAACAGGTGGGTTGGCTAGAACAGTTGGAATTGAAGAATCTCTCCTCTGCAACAATGTCTTTCGCCCTATGGGATAGTTATTTGGAGCAAGAGGATTTCTATACAAAAAGAGACTTCGCCAAGCCTATGCTTGAAGAAGAAGAGAGGAGAAATAAAATACACGAATTTACATTTAAAACACATAGGAAGCTGACTCGGCTTCAAGGGAAGTGTGCCACTCTTGGCACTGCCCCTACCCAGGTGATACTCGATCATGAGTGTACCACGTGGGAGATCAATGAATCAGTCCTTCGCACCCTAGCATGCTTTACCCCAAGGTTTGAACCTCAGTTTAGTCCGCACTGCGTC